TGTGTGGGTGGTATAAAGATAATAGTTTTTGTAAAACTGTTTTTTCTTTAGGTACCATTAAAGCTCCGTTTCTAAATACTATATGTGATAATCTTTGGTCTCCTTTCATTTCATCAACAAAACAAGTTCTTTGATTTTCGCAGTATTTTAATTCTCTTTCGTAACCTTTTTCTTCGTCAAACCAATAAACGCCAGCGCTTCTAATTGCTTTACTTAATGGTTTTTTACCTCTTTTTAAATAATAAATTCTATTTTTTATTTCCCAAGAAGGTTTAATAGGTTCAATTTTTTTAGGTTTTGGTGTTTCAACAACTGGTGTCTCAACAACAGGTACCTCTACCTCTTCTTTTTTTGTTTTCTTTGCCATAATATAATATATAATAAAATTAGTAAAATAAAGTCGAGGCCGAAGCCCCGACTTTTAATATATGAATGATTAGTTCATTAACATAAAGTTGTTAGCACCTTGAGTCACTAAACATCTTTCAGATAAATAGTGGATCTCCATAGCGTCTAAATCAGAAGTTACAGCCCCAACAGAACCAGTAACCCAAGTTTTTAGGTATCTGTTATCCGTTTGAGAAGCTCTAAATCTAACGTGTAAGAAAGGTCTCTTCATATTTCTACCCATCATTTGGTCGTAAACAGAAGATACTCCAGCAGGAACAATAATACCTCTAATAGCACCAACAGTATTAGTAGCATTAATACCACCTCTACCATCTAATTGGTTTAAATATTTCCAGTCAGACTTATAAAAGTCGTAAGAACCTCTACGGAAACCAGAGAAACCTAAATTAAGTGCCATATCTTCAGAGTTATCAAATACACCATAAGAAGTACCACCTGATCCATAAGAATTCATAGAAGCCAACATATCATCTATTGCTAAAGCAGTTGCTCTATTAACAAACATCATGTTTTCCTCAATAGCCCCGTTTTTATCAAACTCAGCTAAAATTGCATCAAACTCAGCTAAGTCAGTAGCAGCATTAACACCAGTTACACCGGAAGTTTGATTACCTCTAGTTTCAATAGCGTTAAATAATCCTTGATGACCATTGTTAATTCCAGTTCCTAAGAATTCAACAACAGAGTTATCAGCATCAGCACCACCTTTAACAGTTTCTAACATTGACATTTCTAAATAGTCCATAAACCTCATTCTAGTTTCAGCTTCAGCCTTAATGTACCATAAGTAACCTCCAGTACCATCTTCAGCAGAAACTTCTACCCAACCAATTTGAGCAGTATCAGAACCTGATACAGCGTACTTATCTTTCATGATAATTGGTTTGTTAGTATAAGTTAAGTGACTTGGCTCATTTTGACCAGTTCTACCAGTAGTTCCTTTAGCATATTCGTTACCTATAACTAAAATAGTTAAACCAGTAGTGTCATCTGCAGCACCATCAGCAAATCCTAAACCTGCAAGAGTTTCAGGGTTGTTGTCATATACAGCTACCGAAAGAGTATCTGTTGGTGTTGTTTGTGGGTCGTTAGTAACAATAACGACAGCAGTAGTATTAGAGTCAGCGATTAATAAAATATCATTTTGTCTAATACCATGAGTTGTTTCAACAACTCTACCATCAATATCTTGTTCTATTACGATTTGACCACCGTTACCAGAACCTGAAGCTTGATCATCATCATGAGAAACCCTACCTTTGTAAGATAAGTGTAATCTACCTTGCTCTGACCAAATAACTTGATCCGAAGACATAGCCTCTTCAGCTCCGACTTGTCTTAAAAAACCTGCCATAGTTCTATTCCCGTAAGATTCTGCTTCAGCAGCTAGAACATCTGGTAAGTATTGCTTCGCCCAACCGTCAGCGGCTGTTGTGAAGTCTAAATAATTGCTAGCTAGTGTTTTCATCACCGGTGAAGGTGTTAAATTACTAGCTGTTACGCCTGTAATTGCCATTTTTAAATTGTTTTAATTTGTTATTTATTTTTTGATTTTAAATTTGAAATCATTAGAGTTTTCACCCACTACTTTAAATTTAACGCCACCAGTTTGAAACTCACCTGTATGCGCTTGTCTAGGGTCCATATCTATATTTTTAGATTTAGATATACTGTCCTTTAAAGCATCAGCTTTACCTTGTTCGTAGAAGTGATTTGCAATAGCATCAGCGTTCATAGCTGTAAACATAGACTTGTGATAACCTTTCGCATCTTCCATTTCGTTGTTATTATTCAAAAACTTTTTGATAAAATTAGTAATGTCGCTTTGCGATTGTTTAATATCGTTAATATTGTTTACATTGTATCTATATCTTTTATCACCAACGTTGTATTCAAATCCTTTAAAATTTTGGTTGAAAACTTCATTAGTTTTTTTATCGAAAATAGATTGAGAACGTTCATGTATTTTTTGTCGCTCTTCTGATTCATTGTTGTATCTATTAAAGAAATCAACAGCTTTTTGTTGTTCAGTGGTCAACTTTGACCCAGCTTTAATATCTTCATAGTATTTAGACTTCGCACTGTCCAAGTGTTGCCTTGCTTGAGCAACTTGCTCTTTTAGGGCTAATTTTTTTCTTTTAATATCTTTTTCCTCATCAACTTCTTCGTCATAAGAAAAAGTGTCTTCCATTAAAAAGTCAACTTCTTCAGAGTTTAAATGAGGTTTTGTTTGTTTGTAGTATTCTCTAAGTAAAGTATTGTCGTCATATTCAGAGTAATCTTGGTTTAATCTAACATAATCTTTTAAATCACCACCAGTTTCTTCCATAAACTGTAAAAGTTTTTCAACGCTTTCTGGTAATTCTATTCCTTCTTCTACAGATTCTTTTATTGCTTTTTCAGCCTCGACAGCTATTTCTTCAGCTTTTTGCTCGACTATCTCTTCGTTACTTACATCTTCTAATATAGGTGTTTCTTGTGTTTGCTTTTCCGGTTGTACTTCTTTTTGTTCTTGTGTGCTCCTGGTGTCCTCAACATTTGCAACCACTCCCTCGTCGTTAGTGTTATTGTCTGTAACTTCTTGTTTTGGTTCATTTTCTTCTGGTTTTTGACTAAAATCAACTTTAATAACTTCGTCTTTTTTATTAAGTTGTTTCATTTTTGGTTTTTTCTTTACTTTTAATTTTTCGACTTTATTGTCTAGTTTTGGTTCTTCAGCAACTGGTGTTTCAGTTACTTGTTCTTGTTCTTTTTTTGCCATAATAAAATATTATATAATTAATAAAAATTGTTTATCTAGGTTCGTAAGCTCCTAAATCAAAACCACCACCTATTATATCATTACCTGAAGATTCAAAATCTTTAGGTGGTCTATCGTTTTTTCTTTGATCTATAAGTTGAGACTGTTGAGAAGCTTGCATTTTAGCTCTTTGATCTTTACGGTCTTCTTTCATAGAGTCTTTTTGTGAAACAGTTTGTTGGTCCATTTGACGCAACTGCATATTATACATAAACTCTTGTTCCATTAACTGCTTTTTAATTTCAGCTTCTTGCATTAACTTTTGAGTTTCTAGTTGCGCTTTTATTTGTTCTAAACCTGCTTCAGCTTGAGACTTAGCAGATTCTTTTTGTACTTCTAACTGTGCCGCGGCTTGTTGCGTTTGCATATTAGCTTGAGCTTGCATTTGCATATTTCTTTCTGCCATAGCTTGGTCTCTTGCTATTTTCTTTTGTCTACGTAGCTTTAAAAGCTGGTTAGCAAGTTTTAAGTTTTTAATTTCTCTAATATCAATAGCGTCTTCTAGCTCTATAGATTGCTGTGCTAACGCTTGTTGTATATTGTTTTCGAGTAAAGCTTTTTCTTCTTCGTCTGGTGATAACTCTATAAATATACCAAAATCATGCATATGCATACTGGTTAAATCATCTAAAACTCCAACGTTGTTAGAACCTATAGATTGTATAAAAGTATTTCTCATTGGAGAAAATTCTAATACATCTGAAAGTCTAAGAGAAACGCACTCGCAACATTCAGCCGTTAAAAACAATCCAGCTTGTAATATATGTCTTGTAGCTGTATTACTATTAGCAGCGGCTAGTTTTTGCACACCCACCAATGCGTCTTTATCAGGCATACTACCATCTCTAGCCTCATTTAACCCGGTTACGTCACGGATCATTTGTAGGTAGTAATTATAATTAGCTATTAACGCTTGCATTTTTTGTCCACCAGCTCCACTGGTTATTTCTTGAATAGGTACTTTACCAGGATTCATATCTCCTTCTTGTGTCATAGACCTACCTATAACACTACCTGTTTGGAAAAACATATTTAAAGCTTCTTGTGGATTATAGTTTGTACCGTTACCTAAATCAACCTCAGCTAAACCATCTGCGTCTAAATAAACACCATCTGGCACCATACGAGACATTACTTGTTGTAGTTTAAGGTGTGTAAGCTGTATCATGTCAGCAAAACCTGTAATACGTTTTACTAGTGAATCTATTTTACCTTTATACATTCTAGGTGCTACTATAGAATAATTCATCTTTACCTTAGACATATCGCTTTTAGGTCTCATCATATTTTTTGACATTTCCCATCTAAGCAATTTATTAGTTCCTAAAACTAAAGCACCATCATATAAAACCTCTATTTGTCTAGATAATCTAGTATAATCTCCTTGTTTATCTTGCGGAGGATTAAAACTATCGTCTTTTTCTATTGTTTTATCAGCGCCGCTAGCTGTTTGTTTTACTTTGTAAACCTCGTTCATATAAGTTTTATAATTAAAATATAAAACCTGAACTTTGTTTTGATCTATTTTATTTTTTTCTACGTAAGAACTGTAATAATTTGATTGTTCTGGGGTCTTGTTATTAGATATTTCTTCTAAATCAGACTCTGCAAGATGCGGAAACTGTTTTGCTAATTCGTTTATAGGTATTGTCTTAACCTCACCTATATAATATATGTCATCAAAATAAGGTGATTCAGTATAAGAGTACACTAAATCAGCAGGATCAACGTAGTCTACAGTCACACCTTCAGATGTGTTAAATCCTGTTTTAACAGCCCCTATACCAAGAACAGTCAAATCATAATAAAATCTTTTTCTTGTTAACTCGTATTTGTTGTTTTCAAAAACAGTATTTAAAGCTTGTTCTTGAGCTATTTCTACGCTTTGCTTGTAGTTCAACTGCATGTGTAAGGCTAGTTCTTCTTTTGATTCTGGAAGAACATCTTTATTATTATTATACATGTCTAGGTTAAATGCCGAGGCTACAAAGTCATTAAACTCTTGATTGTCCATATCATCTATAATTGACTGCATATAAGAAGAACGTTGGGCAACACCAAATGGATCTTGAGAAAAAGCTTTTATATCATAAGTTCTTTGAGCTATACCGTTTACAACTATATCGACAAACTTAGATATAATTGGCACGGGCGTCCAGTCTAAATTCAAATAAGACAAGTCTCCATTTATAGATAACTCATCTTTATATTTCTGTATCGACTGTTCTCCTCTTGCGTACAAACGCAAAGAGTGAAAGTTGTTTTTATTATTTGTATATCTATGATAATTCCTATCAACGCTAAACCACTCGCTTTCTATAGCTTTGGCTATTTTTAAACCGTAGTCATAACTTAGTTTTTCAACATCGCTAACCACTTGACTAGGAAAATTATTATGTACAGACTCTGCCATATTTACTGTTTAATTATTTTTGACATACCACCAGTATTTGTATATTTGGATATATGTATATTCAATTTTTGTTTTTCTATCTTCGCGTTTGGCCTATACAAATGTCTATTACAAGCCATCACAGCCAAACCGCTACTTATCGTTGCGTCAAACTTAGTTCTTTTAGTTATATCAAATCTAGCCCAATCGTTTAACGTTCTATTAAAGTATATGTTACCGTAGTTTCCATCTCCTTTGTGACCGACGTGGTTTTGGATATACATTTCAATCGCTGCCGCGTGCGCTTGTTTTATATCTTCGCTAGAGTTAGGTATTCCACCTATTTCTTTTTCTGTTACAGAAAGCTTGTTCCAAAGTTTATCAGGTCTATTCATAGAGTAACCTCTATAACCCCTTCTTCTTAAATAATACAGAAGTCTTGGTTTGTTATTCTCACAAAGTAACGGCATACCGTAAAAAACCAAAGCCATTAACACATCTTCAAAAAATATTTCAGCGGTTGGTGGTCTTGATATATATTCTAAAAACATATGATTAGGCGGTGCGTCTTCCATACTAAACTTAGTTAACCCATGCAACGCGCCATTAGAACCTCTTTGATCTACCGTTCCTGATATATCGTAACTATCACAACCAAACGCACCTATATGTTCATTTGCTGGATATTTTACACCGTTTTTTACTATTATTTTATTTTGTAAATGCGGTGGTGGTGTCCAGCTTACTTTAAATCTACCTTTAGGATCTGGATAAAATATAACTTGAGTGTCTTTAGCTCCATTTACCCATTGAAAATTACCAGTATTTATATTAGCTGATGTTCCTATACCATCATTATAATCTATTTGTTCGTATATCTTTACTAAGTTAAATATACTGTTTTTAGCCTCATCTCTAAATGCATGTTCTTCAGTTCTTGGAAACTGTCTATAAAATTCATTTAAAGCATCTTGATCTGATTTTAAACCTTCTGCCTCGTTGTTCCAGTGTTCTACAATACCTATGTCTATTAATTCTTCATCTGGACCGTAGACATCTGCGTCAGGAGTATCAAATACTGGAAGTCCGAACTCATCAATAAATCCTTCGTAGTTCCATTCCATTGGGATAAACAAAGAGTATAAACCAGATTTTGTCTGACCATTTCTATTTCTTTGTGCGACATCTGATGCATAATATAGTTTTTTAAAGTTATCACCTCCTTTGTCTAAAGCATTGCTAGTACTACCCATCATACACTTACCAACTATTCTACTACCTAATCTTAAACAGGTTTTTGTAACTCTCCAGTTGTTTAATATATTATCAGGTCTTTCCCATTTACCACTTTCATCGTGAACAAGCAAAGCTAGTTTTTCACCATCATAACTATTGTCTCCCGTGTTTTTCCAATCAATAGTTGTATCTAACCCCTTTATATCTTCTAATTTTTCGTTAGCTGTTATTTTCTTTCTTGTAAATTTACTAGCTGGTACTCTATACGCTAATTCTGTTTTAGGTCTATCCATACCGTCTTGTATCGGTTTGAAGAAAAATGGATAATTAATACTAATTGGAACAACTTTATCTGTAAACATTTTTTTAGCATCAGCACCTGTTTTAGATAGTATACCATACCTACTATCACTTGATATTGTTGCTAAGTTAACGGTTTCCGCTGACGACATAAAAGAAAAACCAGATCGTCTATTTTTAAGATAACACATACCGTAGCATCTTTTATCCGCCTTACAAGCTTCCCAAAATATAAAAAACAATCTATTAGCTTCTCTAAAGTCTGGCGCACCTACATCTATTTTGCTCCATTGTAAGTACATGTAGTGTGTACCGGTTATCCAGGTTGGTTTATTATTATTTACAAACCAAAAACCTTCTTCTCTACGTTTAAACTCATCGTCTATATAATCAAACCACTGCTCTTTGTTTTCGTCTGGATAAGCCCTCCAATCAAATATGTTTTTAATTCTTTCTAACTCCTTAGGGTATTCTTGTTTTACCCATTTATTTTTCTCGTGCTTATATATTTTTTTAGGTGGTTTAGGTAACGCTATAACTAAATTTTGTATTTCTATAATCTCACCTATAACCCCGTTGTGAGACAACACTATTATATCGTGCTCTTTGTTATAACCGTACTTCCACTTCTTACCTCTATTCATTCTTGTAATAGTGGTTTTTTTAATAGGCTCTACAGTTTTAACTAAACTTTGCTTGTACATTACTTAGATCTACCTTCTGCGAATCCTTTAAAAGCTTTTTTCTCTGCCTTTTCAGGTGTTTTGCCCTCAAGCAAGTTTTCTTCTTCTTGGATTCTTGTAAGTATTTCAAATGCGTCAAATATAGCTAGTTTTTTAGTAGCTGCGGCGTTCTTTAATCTATCAGCCGATATATCGTCATCTGAATCTACAATAGGTTCTTTTGCGACCTTAATCAGCTCTTCTACAGCTTTCTGCCCAGCTTGGATTATATTCTTTTTCGTTTCCTTCGTGTTCATATTTAATTGTAATAAATTTATTCATAACTCTATATAATCTTTTACCATCGATTATAAACTCATAGGTTGAAAAGGGTGTAAAACCAACTAATTCGTTTTTGCTATACACACCATCAGTATACTTAACAATACCAATATAATCTTCCTCCAACTCTGACTTAAGTTTGTCTCTTTGTTTTATAGGTTGTACGAAACAATAACCGTCTGTAGCAACCCATTTATTATTTTTTTTATATAAAAATATTTGATCTTCTTTTATAAGATATGTACTTTCATCAAAATAACTTCTACTATTTCTTTCTTTACC